TACGGTTGTCGCGTTCTTGCATACGAGCAAGACCTTCCGTAGGTGCTTTAATAGGATCGAAACCTATACTCCGGGCGTACCCTCTGTAATTTACTTGATCCATTTTAATGTCAGTTGGTTAACCTGCTCCACCTATAGAATTAATTCTCCCACCTGCCGTAGGAAGCGTAAAATTGTACTTACTTCCAGAACTACCAATAGCACCAGCAATACTACTTAAACCTTGAGTAGCTGCTCCAATCCATGAACCAGTAGATGATGCCATAGCACCTTTAATTGGTTTAGGACCGAAGTCAAATGCTTTAGGTTTACGTGGCTTGAGATACTCAGCACGTGGTGTAGTAAGTGGCTTAGGTGGTTGCGGGAGACGATCAGGGCGTAGCATACGACTAGCTTCTGCAGCAAGATCAGCACCGAACTTATCGTTAGCAATCTTACGAAGAGCAGTAGATGTATCAGCTTTAGCGCTAAGTAGTGACTCAGCAAGGATTGCTTGGTTACGACCAAGAGCAGCAAACTCAGCTTGCTCCATCTTCTCTGCACTCCTACCTTGCTGACCTTTAACAGCAGCAACACCTTCAGACTGCAGTGCCTTGATAACGATATCTTGATTCTGGAAGGCCATCTCTTTCATTGTATCTTCCAACTTACGGTACTCAGCTTCATTAGCGGCAGCTTGTGCCATCTGGTTAAAGGTAAGCTGTTGACCGTAGATCTTCTCAGACTTAGCATACTGCTTCATCTGAGAGGCATACTCAAAGTCTTGAATCTTTAAGTTGTATAGCCAGTCTTGTAGGTTGGTAGCATCTTTAAATGCACCAAGAGTTTCTTCGTTCTTTTCATTAAGGCGCCACTGCTTAGTACTATGACGCCAATCAGCCATGGTGCTACGCTTACCATAGCGCCAAGCTTGAGTGCTGTATTTATACTGGGCTTCAATAGCAGCATTCTGGGCATCAGCCTCAGCTTGCCCACCAATACCGCCCATGACGGCACTGCCAATCCCGAGGATTGCACTAATTGGATCCATACTCAGGTCCTCCGATAGAAGCCAGGTGCATATTGCCCCTCCCACTGCATAGACACAAGACTAACAGGGAACGGAGTATTTGAAGTAACTTTCATTGTATAGTTGTCTGGCCTTTGATAGATTGGAACTTTGTAGATAAAGACATCACGGAATGGAGATGTATCAGCAGTGTAAAGATCAGCAATCTTAGCACCATTAACATTATACCATTCAGATCTAGTGCGGTCCTTTAGGTCGAAGTAGATATCACCACCAAGACCTGTATAGAATGCCATACGAGATGTGGTAGTAACAGCAGTAAAGTCAACACCTGTTTGACCCATGTTGTAGTAGTACCTAGGGAGAATTAGCTCCATGTTGTACTCATATCCAACATAGATATAACTACCACTAGCATCACCAGGGATATTAAAGTAGGTACCACCACCATCAGTTAGGAGAGTAGCTACATTGGTATAACCAGATTCTGTACCAGTAGGTGGTACTTTCTCTAGACCAACCACGTATCTGATTGTCTTAGTGGTATCGAAGTAGGTGGGTAGATATACTTTAGTTGTATCGTTAACTTGGTTATATGATGGTGCAGTAGGGGGTACTGGTGATACCATCGCTACATCAGTTACTTCACACCATGAATCAAGATATGGGTCAACTGCATTACCAAAGATGTTAATGAGTCCACCTGTACTAGGTGCAAGAACAAGTTTATGTTGAGTCAGTGTGTAACCCTCTGTACCACTAGTTAGTACATAGAGGATATCGTTTTGGATAGATGTATGGATGATATTGGATGGAAGTAACCACTTCACCCAAGCAGCCATAGGACGCTCATCACCCTGCTCGTAGTATCTATGGATATACAAGTACTTAGACGTACGGCCAGAGGCTACCCACAGGCCATTCTGAGCGCTACCAGTGGTATCTGTAATACCGTTAGGCATCCACTCAGGAACAATCTTAGTGGCTTCAGTTACGCTAGGTGTCTCACGTTGTCCCCTAGTGAAGATCTCAAATGCTCTAGACCAACTCTGGTTCCTACTTACATACAAGACAGTAGAGCCAAGGTCAATCGGTTTGATGTAACGATCGCATTCATAGTTAGCGATAGTGCTGATAGAGCAGTTAGCGGGAGTCCAAGCACCATTCTCAGCTTCCATAAGGAACTGTTGACTATCACTGAACAAGAGTAGACCTTGAGTGATAGGTACAACTGAACGAACAGTAGCTGGTTTAATACTGGCACAGCTAAGATCAATGGGATCAGCAGCAGTGATAGTAGTAGCAGATTTGTGGTAGAAGTTATAGTAATCCCCAGCTTGAGACATGGAGACGTTATCTTCAGTCAGGAATCCAAGCCTATTATTAAATAGGAAGATATCTTGGATAGTGTTATCTACAAAGGATGGGTGGCTGTTTGATTCAGTATCTCCAACCAACCGTGGTTCCCACAGCAAAGGAAGGTTGTTAATGGTCTCTGAGCCGTCCAGGAAGGTGGCTCTAAACGTCAATGGGCTAACACTAGTGCGGATCAATGCAACAGGCATTGTAGCCTCATTTAGGCCAGTGCTGACGTTAGGTGCAATCGTCTCTTCCCAGTAACCCTTACCACTATTACCATCATCAGCAATGAACTTCAGATAGAAGTCATCCTGACTTGCCGAAGTGTTGTTAATTTTAACTACTTGACCATGCTTCGCTTGCTCAGGTAGTCGTGCAAATGTATCTATTGAATCCTGGAATACACGGATACTCTTACCATCAATACCAGCATTGCCAGACACATCAGTATCTGAACTAAATGTAAGGTAAATGGTGTTGTCAATAATTGTCTTAGTAGCAAAGCCACTTGTGATGGCAGCAGATAGTCCAGCCGAAACAATAGCAATGGTAGCAGTAGGTGCTGTTGCAGGTGCTACAGGAGGTGCTGGTGATGTATAGGTAAAAGTAGAACCACCAATCTTGACTGTATAGATAGCGTCGTTCTCCACACCAGCAATGACAATAGTAGCTTGACGCTTAGCATTCCATGATGGGGCAGCCTTAGCAGTAACTACCTTCTCACTGTTAACGATATAGGTGAAGTCGTTAATAGTAAGAGTTTTGATGCTACGATAATCAGTAGCTGTGAGATAACTTTCAATAGATGCTTGCTTACCAGTAGGGTACGTAACAGTACCAGCTAAGCCAGTCAACAGGTTCCATACTTTAACGACACCAGCAGAGGTAACATTAGCAATGTACTTCTCTTGGTTATCCCTAAACATACTGAACCATGCTGTTTGGTCAGCAGTGTTAGCTGTTAGACTTGCTAACCTACCAATGAACTTACCACCAGGACGCTTAAGCATACCAAGGGTAATATCAGGGTAGCAGTTCACAGCATCTTTAACTTGACCCAACAGCATCTTCTCATCAGCTTGTTGGGAAACACCACCAATGAAGTTAGGTATACGTTGAGAGATTGCTGTCATCGTGCAAGAGCCTTGAATGGTTTATAGCTGTTGTAGAACCCATCACCTTGTTTGAAGCCAAACATAGTGTAGTCTCCTTCGTTGCATTCATACTCAAGACAGTTAGCCCTACGCCATGTCTCAAATGAAGCAAGAGCCTGGGTAAGGTTCACATCACCAACAAGACGAATAGCACAACGAGTAGCTGCTCGTGATGTGATGTAGTCCCTAAAGACTTGAGGAAGGTCAGTGAAGTCATAATACCAGACCACATCTACTTCATAGGTCTTGGTTGTATCCCATACATCAGTATGGCCGATCCTATCATACAATCTACCGTTCCTAATAACAGCATCGTAGTTGCTATTAGCTAGGGTGTCACTAAGATCAATTTGTAACATACTACCAGTCATCTCCAGATAACCACTAGTATTAGGAGTAAGTGGATATTCAACCTCTCGGTTAAATGACCACCCCTCTGCCTGTACCTCCCGAGAGACTTGTTGTAGAGTCTCATAAGTAATTGCAACTTCCGGGTTGATTACAGCTTCGACAGTAGTACCATCTTCATACGTGATGGTCTGTGCCTCGATGGTGGTAACAGGCGCCTGACCAATAGACGCCAGAATTTCATTAACAGCTTGTAGCT